GAGCCTGGCATGGGGGTCGCTGCTGGTCCGATCGCGTAGTTCGTCGCGGAGGCGAAGCCCTGCGCGCCAACGGTATCCCCGATCGGCCCACCGCCCCTTCGACCTGCCGGCAAGATGCGCGTGCTCACTTGATCGCCTGGGCGCCCTCTTGCACGAGCGCCGCCCGCTCGAAGCGTTCGGCCACGGGCTTCACCGTCTTGCCCTCTTGATCGACCGCGAGCTTGACCACGCCGAGCTTCTCGCCCTCGCGCAGGAACTTGAGGTTGATCCGGGCGCCGGTGTCCACGCCGCGACTCGCCGCTATCAGCGGACTCATGCCGTCAAGCGGGGCCAGCGGGTCAATCGCCCATCGGATCGGTATCAGGTCTCCGGCCGGAATGAAAGCTTTGCCGCCGTCTCCGTCTTTATAGATGTAGCCGTCCATCCACCCACTCGCCTCGGTCGCGGGCAATGGCGTGATCTGCCCACGATTCAGGGGCCACAGCGCAATCACGTCGCCGCTGTTGGCGCGTTCCTTCCATGCGCCCGCCAGCCCGCCTATGGCCGCGTAAGTGATGAGGTACTCCCACAACTCGGCCTCGTCCATGTGCGGGTTCGGCTCGCGCATCAGCGCCATCATCGGGTGCGCGCGGTCCGTCACCGGGTCTTCGTCCGGGTCGTCCCGGCGCATCACGGTCAGAGGCGCCTCGGGGAACGCATCGGCGTACGCCTGGACGCACGCGAACACGATGGCGTGCTTGCGATAGCCATCCTCGACCAGACGCCGGAAGGTCGCAGCGGGCCACGACCAGCGCTCCCACTTGGTGAAGAACTGAAGCGTGCGGGCAGCGGTGCGCGTGGCCGCCTTGCGCAGCCAGCCGCGGACGGCGTAGAGCGGGTTCACAGTGCGAGAATCCACATGGCCAGCCTGACAACAACCGCCAGCGCCGGGATGGCAACGCACGCGAAGAGGACCGCCATCGTGGCCGTTGTTAGGTGCTGGACGAGCGGGTCTGTATTAGCCTTCATCGGCCTGTCCCTTCAGGTGCACCAGCCACGGCGCGATGTACCTCATCGCATCGGCCATATGAGCTTTCGACTTGTCCTTGATCTCGTTCGTCACTTCGCCGTCCGAGCCGATCACTCGTGAATAAGATCGCAGATCGGCCCGGAGCTTGCGGCAGGACTCGAACACATAGAGCCGCGATGTCTTGATTAGCTCGGTAACGCGGTCGATGCCTATCTCGACATCGGCCTCTATCGGGCGCTGAACCGGCACCCCCGCCCGGCCGAAGTCGCGCCGCTGTTGGGTTTCGCTTGGCGCCCCGCCCATCCACATTTTCATGTTCTCGCCGCGCGACAGCTCGGCAATCTGGGCGCAATGCTCGTTCGTCGTCATCTCGCCGCCCAGAACTTCCCGGTAGGCGTAGCAGACGTTGGTTGCCGGATCGTGCGCCACCCAGAGCTTGGCCTGATTGACGGCGCCGAAGTCCATGCCTCCATAGCGCGGCCACTCCGGCGGAATCTCGAAGTCCGCCACCATGTGCCCGCCCAGTGCCCGCGCCTCGTCCGAGTAGCAACCGTAAATCAGGCCTGGGGGCCGGGTCAGCAGCCCGCGGTACATCATGTCGAAGCGCCACTCGGGCATCGTCCGGCGCATCCGCTCGAACTCGGCCGGAGGAAACGACGGGTTGATTGTCGAGTCCACCTGCACGACGCGGTAGTCCGGGTCGCCCGCCATCCATCGGTCCACAATCTCCGTCTTCAGCCACCCCAGGTTGTAGGGCGTGGTCGTTCCCAGAACTGGCCCGCCCGACAACGACAGTCGTCGGACAACCGCCTCGTGCGCCGCGAGAACAAACCGATTCTGCCCGCACTCGTCTTCCCACGCCGCGTTCGCCGTCGCCGATTCCAGCGACTCCGGATTGTCCGCCGACCCCAGGATGATTCGGCCCCACATCGGATCGTCCGCACGATTGGCCATGAACGGCTGATCGGGGTCCAAGTTCGGCCTTAGCTCGATGATCCGGTCCCCGGACCAGTAGCGCCCGACCCGCATGACGTGCTCGAACACCGTTGAGAGTTCGCGCAACATCTTCATTTTCATCAGCGGGAAGGAAGCCGAGACGGCCAGATAGTCGCCCGCCCCGAACATCCGGATGCGATTGTGCAGCCACCACGGCCCGAACGACGTCTTGCCCGACTGCGTGCCGCCCAGCAGATACGTGAACCGGCGCTTCGACTTGAAGCACGCCCGCTGCCCGGCGTGCATCCGCGCAAGGGAAACCCCGCCGTCCGGCTTGATTTCGTAGAGGCTCATTCATCTTCGCCGTCCATCGCCGGCAGTTCGACGTATGGCGGAGGACCGCTCATGGGAAGCCCCCCCGGGGTGGGGTCGAAGCTCTGCGGGGCGTCCAGCCCCAGTAGTGCCGCTCGCCGTACCATCAACCGAAGCACGCGGTCTATGGCCCCGAAATTCCCCTTCTGGGCCTGTGGCCAAATGGCCAAAGTCAGCGCGTCCAATCGCTCCTGCTCGACCCTCCGCAGCTCCTCGGCGCTCTCGTTGGCGGTCCCGCGCGTGCGCTCCAGAACCCTACACACAGCACGATACGCCGTACTTTCAGCGATCTCCAGGCGCTCGCCGATCTGCCGGAACGTTGCGCCCGCCAAGCGCATGGCCACGGCCTGGCGTT